AAAGGAATTAAGTCGAAACCAACTTTGAAAGTTATGTCTAGTGGCCCAAATGGGAAACCAAAATGGGAATCTGCTGATGATGAAGCGTACGCTTTAATTCACAGTGACCTTCACAAACATTTCAAAGATCTATGTGAGCATACTGACAATGATGATCTCTACGAATACGTAGAGGCTCAAGTCGATAGTATGAATAGGGATGAGAAAACAAAAATGAGACTAAGATATTTAATGTCTCTCAGAGATAAAGGTAATCGTTCACGTAATATTGCCATTTCTGACTATTTTACACAAATGTTACTTTCCCCTATAATGCGTACGGTAAAATCTTTCACCAACAAATATTTTAATGGTAAGAGTGCTTCGCATAACCACGCCGAAGGTTTTAGAATCTTAAAAGACTTTCTAAAAGTCGGGGTTATGTCTTATGATATTAAATCATGGACAGAAGCCCTTCCTGCAATTGTGCAGAAACAGGTTGTATCCCACTTATTTAGTGAAGACATTGCAGAAGCTTGGTATAATCTTGTAGTTAAGTGTCCTTGGAAGGTAAAGAAGAATAGGCATCAGAAAAATTTACCTGATACTATTGTCTTTGCCCGAGGACAAGGGATGGGTACTGCTGGTAGCTTCGATATTGCCACTGTTACCACCTTGTTAATTTTACAGATGATATATGAGCAAGATTATAAAACAGAACTTAGTCGGGCCATATTTAATGAAACAGGCGATGACCTTGTCTGTTTTGACCCCGATAAACACATTTTAAAAGTATTTACTGAGGATTTAGGAATGGAAATTTCTTTTCCTAAAAATAAAGAAGCTACTAAAGAAAATTTAGTAGCAGAATACGTTTCCCGTAACATTAACTATGGGGTAGAGGTTAGCAGAATTTCAGCTAACATCTGCAGAGCGGTGGATAATAATATTTTAGATATCCCTGAGCTCTGTCGCCATATTGAAGAACGTATAGAGCATAATGAACTACACATCCCTCTTAGAAAGATTTTTACATCTAACAGGCTTGGACCCCACATGTGGCCAAGATATGTTCGAACTTTCTACCTACTTACTATAATATATCCTAACAGACCGGGAATGTCCTTATTAAAGAATTCTTTAATAAAAGATTTTCCTGAATCTCGTAATGATGTACTAATACAAAATTTTGAAAATCCAGAATCCCTTGAAGCGATACGAAATAGTTTTTACCTCTACTCTAATACCACGCTATTGAATTCAATAGTTGGAAAAGC